AACGCATCAGCACCTGAAGCACCTCACAAGAGCGCAACTCCTGTTGCAACTCCTGGTCAAACTGGTGCTTGGGAAGATCTCGGAGGCCCTACCCCAGAAAATAGTAAGCCAGATGATAACAGCAATATGCTGAAGACTCCTGGTGCAACCCTTAAGCAAGTTAAAGATGTTGTAAATGCTAAGGCTTCTGCGCCTGATGCTCCTGCAACTTCTGCAACTCCTGTTTCTACCCCTGGTCAAGGTGGTGGCATGAAGGAAGAAGTTGAAGAAGAGGGTGAAGAAATTGTCGCAGAAGAAGGCGAAGAAGAAGTTTCTGACGTAGAAGAGGCTGAAGAGGAAGAGGTTGTTGAAGAGGACGTAGATTCCATCATTGACGAAGATGTAAATGCTCTCCTCTCTGGCGAAGAAGAACTCTCCGAGGAATTCAGAGAGAAGGCAAAACTAGTATTTGAAGCCGCTCTTCACGCTAAGACAAAAGAAATTCAATCTGCTCTAGAAGAACACTATGTTGTTGCTCTTGCAGAAGAGGTTGAAGAGATCAAACTAGAACTAACCGAGAGAGTTGATTCATACCTTGAGTATGTTGCTTCCGAATGGTTAGAAGAGAATGCTCTTGCAGTTGAAAGTGGCCTCAAGACTGAGATCACCGAGTCCTTCATCGCTGGTATGAAGGGTCTTTTTGAAGAACATTATGTATCAATGCCTGAAGAGAAATATGATGTACTAGAGAGCATGGTAGAAAAACTTGATGAAATGGAGACAAAACTCAACGAGCAAATTCAAAGAAATGTTGCTCTAAATGCTAAACTTGCAGAATCTGCCGCTGACAGAGTTCTGAACCAAGTTTCAGAGGGTCTCGCACTTTCCCAAAAGGATAAGCTTGCAAGCCTCGCTGAGAGTGTTGAGTTTGAGAGTGAGAATGACTATTACCAGAAGCTGGTAACTCTTAGGGAGTCATACTTCCCAAGAAACGCTGGTATTCCAGCAAACGAAACGGAAAATCTATCAGAAGAAGCGAACTTCCAGGAAGTGAATCATTCACCTTCTATGGACGCTTATCTACGCGCGCTTTCCAACGTTGCTAAAAAGTGATTTTTAGATAATACTCAAACCGCAGTTTACCCCAACACTTTCAAAAGAGGTATTAAAAACAAATGGACGGAATTAACTCACAAATGTTAATGGAGAAGTGGGCTCCAGTTCTAGACTTCGATGGTCTAGGCGACATTAAAGACTCCCACAGAAGATCAGTTACTGCTCAACTTCTAGAAAACCAAGAGAGAGAACTCCGCGAGTCTGCTGAGTTCCTTGGCGAAGCTTCCCCAGTTAACTCTGCTGGTACTGGTGGTTTCTCTGGTTCCGCTACCGCTGGTGGTCCAGTTGCTGGTTTCGACCCAGTTCTAATCAGCCTCATTCGTCGTGCAATGCCTAACCTCATTGCTTATGACATCTGTGGTGTTCAACCAATGAGTGGTCCTACTGGACTCATCTTCGCAATGCGTTCCCGTTACGATTCTCAGTCTGGTACTGAGACCTTCTTCGACGAAGTAGATACAACCTTCTCTGGTCAGAACAACAGCCGCAACCTTGCCAACGGATTCTCCGATGGTCTCGTTGGTTTCGGTACAACTAACCAGGATGGAACCAATCCTAACGTTCTCAACCCAGTTGGAACTGCTACCACCAACCCATCACCATATAACGTTGGTCAAGGTATGACCACCGGTGATTCTGAGGCTCTTGGAGACGCTGCTGCTAATGCTTTCAACCAGATGGCATTCAGCATCGAGAAAGTTACCGTAACTGCTAAGTCACGTGCCCTCAAGGCTGAGTATTCCCTAGAGCTCGCTCAAGACCTCAAGGCGATCCACGGTCTAAACGCAGAAGCAGAACTTGCTAACATTCTCTCCACTGAGATCCTCGCTGAAATCAACAGAGAAGTTATCAGAACCATCTATAAGGTTGCTGAGCAAGGTGCTGCTGTTAACACTGCTACCGCTGGTGTATTTGACCTAGACGTTGACTCCAACGGTCGTTGGTCAGTTGAGAAGTTCAAGGGTCTACTCTTCCAGATCGAGAGAGATGCAAACGCTATCGCTCAGAGAACTCGTAGAGGAAAGGGCAACACCATCATCTGCTCCGCAGACGTTGCTTCCGCTCTAACCATGGCTGGTGTACTTGATTACACCCCTGCACTCAACGCTAACCTCAATGTTGATGACACTGGTAACACCTTCGCTGGTGTTCTCCAAGGTAAGTATCGTGTATACATTGACCCATATGCTGCTAACGTTGCTGCTGATCAGTACTACGTTGTAGGTTATAAGGGTTCTAGCGCATATGATGCTGGTATCTTCTACTGCCCATATGTTCCTCTCCAGATGGTTCGTGCCGTCGGTCAGGACACCTTCCAGCCAAAAATCGGATTCAAGACTCGTTACGGAATCGTTGCAAACCCATTTGCAGAAGGAACCGATCAAGGTCTTGGTAGACTCCGCCTCAATGCAAACCGTTACTACAGAAGAGTAAAGGTTTCCAACTTAATGTGATCCATTTCACAACTCAATCAAGAGGGTCTTCGGGCCCTCTTTTTTTATGGTAATAAATAAAAATAAAAACAATGGCCGGTGCTTTTGACAAACAAATTTCAAATAGAAATTTTCTTACTCCATTAGGGTTCAAGTTTAATCTTGCAAGAGCACCTAAGGCAGATTTCTTTTCCAAATCAGCGAACATTCCAGGAATTAATTTAGGAGTTGCAATCCAACCAACTTATTTGAAAGATATTCCAATTCCTGGAGATAAACTCGTTTTTGAGGATTTTAGACTCACTTTTACTATTGATGAAAATCTTGAAAATTACAACACAATTCAAAGTTGGATGAGAGGATTAGGTTATCCAGAGAGTGTTTATGAATACTCGGAATGGAAACAAAGTGATCCAAATAATCCAAATCAAGATCCAAATGTTTCGGATGGAACTTTAATTGTTTATAACAGTAATTTTCAACCATCATCACTTGTAAAATTTCAGGGAATGTTTCCAACATCTCTATCTGATATTGATTTTGATGCCACTATGCAAGATGTGCAGTATGCAGTGGCTACAGTAACCTTTAAGTATGTTCTTTATAAAATCTATTCTTATGAACCTGGATGAAATTCAAAAACTTTGGGAAGAAGACTCAAAAATTGATGAAGACAATCTCCATGTCGAATCCGTAAAGATTCCTAGTCTCCATGCAAAATACTACAAGATCTTTAATAATATTCTGACTCTGAAGAAAGCTCAGGAAAACAAATATAAGATCTTAAAAAAAGAAAAATGGCAGTATTACACAGGTAAAGCAGAACCAGAAGTTTATATTGAAAAACCTTTTGATCACAAGGTACTTAAACCAGATTTGGATAAGTACATGGATGCTGATGAGGATTTAATTAAGTGTCAGACTAAGATTGAATACTATCAAATGATGATCAATTATCTAGAGAGCATCCTTAAAACTATATTAAATAGAACATATCAGCTCAAGAATGCGATTGAGTGGCAGAAATTTATTAGAGGATATGACTGATATTGTAATTGCGAAAAAGAACGAAGTATTCTTAAAGATAGAAGCAGAACCACATATCTATCAGGAACTTTCGGAACATTTCACCTTTGATGTACCTGGGGCTAAGTTTATGCCCCAGTACAGAAGCAAATATTGGGATGGAAAAATTCGTCTTTTTTCAACTCATACTGGAGAAATATACGTTGGTCTCCTTGATAAGGTAGTTTCTTGGGCAAAGAAATGGAACTATCAAGTAGAGTTTAAAAATAATAAATTCTACGGAACTCCTTTAGAAGAGAATGAAATGATCTCTTATGAAGGAGTCAAAGATTACATGACTCGTATCTCTAAGCATAAACCAAGAGATTATCAAGTAGATGCAGTATACGATGCTTTAAAATATAATCGTAAACTTTTAATATCTCCAACTGCATCAGGTAAGTCATTAATGATTTACTCGATTGTTAGATACTTCGCAGAAAGAGATCAAAAGATCCTCCTAGTGGTCCCCACAACGTCCCTGGTTGAACAGATGTTCAAAGACTTCCAGGACTACGGATGGAACGCAGAGGACTATTGCCACCGCATATACAGCGGTCGTGAGAAGACAAATGAATACCCTGTAGTCATCACTACTTGGCAGTCTATCTATAAACTTCCTAGAAATTTTTATGATGCTTTTGATGTAGTCATCGGTGACGAAGCTCATCAATTCAAATCCAAATCTTTAGTTGGTATTATGACTAAGTTGGATAATACAAAATATAGGTTCGGTTTTACTGGTACTCTTGATGGTACTCAAACGCATAAATGGGTATTGGAGGGTTTATTTGGACCTTCTTATAAAGTAACTCAAACTAAAGAGTTAATTGATAAAGGTCATCTTTCTAAACTTCAAATTAAAATTATTATTCTTAAACATAATCCACAACAATTTGAAAATTTTGAAGATGAAGTTCAATTTATTATTGGTCATCCAAAAAGAAATAACTTTATTAAAAATTTAGCTTTAGATTTAAAAGGAAATACTCTTGTACTTTTCTCTAGAGTAGAAACTCATGGACAACCTCTTTACGAATCAATAAATAATTTTGCAAAGGATGGTCGTAAAGTTTTTTATGTACATGGTGGAGTAGATGCAGAGGAAAGAGAATTAGTAAGGGAAATTACTGAAAGGGAACAAAATGCAATCATTGTTGCATCTTATGGAACATTTTCTACTGGTATCAATATTAAAAATCTTCACAATGTAATTTTTGCTTCACCAAGTAAATCAAGAATCAGAAACCTTCAATCAATTGGAAGAGTTTTGAGGAAAGGGGACAATAAAACTCAAGCTATACTTTATGATATTGCTGATGATTGCACTAAAAATTCAAGAAAAAATTATACATTAAATCACTTAATAGAAAGAGTCAAAATTTATAATGAAGAGAATTTTAACTACGAATTTATACAGGTAAATTTAAAAGAATGATGGAAGAAGATTTCTATGCAGTAATTAAATTAGTTTCAGGAGAAGAGATATTCTCTATTGTTTGTCCTTCTGATGAAGAGGGTAAAATGATGTTGATATTAAATAATCCTGTTATCATAGAAGTTGTGGTTATGAAGCAAATTGGAATGCAAGGATACAAGATAGATCCATGGCTTAAATTTGCTGATGACGATACATTTTTACTTGATATGGATAAAGTCCTTACAATTAGCGAAGTTCGTGATGAAGAAACAATCGAAATGTATCATAAATTTTTAAGACAAAAACAAAATAAAAGCTCAAAAAATCCTCTCACTCCAGAAATGGGATATCTCTCTTCTGTTTCTGAAGCAAGAAAAAAACTTGAAAAACTTTATAGAGGCCAAGATATTAAAGATACTTAATCTTTGAAACTCCACAGAGTAATTGTACCAACTTTTGCAAGCCATTGTCAATAGCCGAACATTCTGTTATAATAAGAACAATTAATATTAACAGGGACTCATGAAATGCAGGCACCAAAAAGAAAAAGATCAGAACATTATGTAAATAATAAAGAATTTTTAGAAGCAATATGTGAATACAAGAGAAAGGTTAAGGTAGCTGCGGAAAACGGAGATCCAAAACCCCGTATTACCAATTATCTTGGGGAGTGCTTCCTTAAAATTGCTACACACTTATCTTACAAACCAAACTTTGTCAACTACATGTTCCGAGAGGACATGATTTGTGACGGTATTGAGAATTGTGTGCAGTATATTCACAATTTCAATCCAGAAAAATCTTCTAATCCATTTGCTTACTTCACTCAAATTATTCATTACGCTTTTCTAAGAAGAATTCAAAAAGAAAAGAAACAAATGGAAATTCGTTCCAAGATCATTGAAAGATCTGGATATGATGAAGTATTCACTGTAGATGATGACTATGGAAACGCTTCCGACTATAATAGTATTAAAGATTCCATTCAAACAAAAATGTATCAATGACATTAATTGCTTGTGTGACTGACACCCATTACGGTGCCAGAAAAGGTAGTAAAACCTTTCATGATTATTTTAAAAAATTTTATGAAGATGTCTTTTTTCCAGAATTGGAAAAGAGAAATATCAAACATTGCATTCATTTGGGCGATGCGTTTGATAATCGTAAAAGTGTAGACTTTTGGGCTCTAAACTGGGCAAAAGAAAATGTTTATGATCGTTTCCGAGATCTGGGAATTCAGGTATATCAGATCGTTGGTAATCATGATGCTTATTATAAGAATACCAATGAAGTCAACTCTATTGAGTCCCTGTTAAGAGAGTATGACAATATCGTTCCTATCTCTAGTCCTGGTGAATATGAAGTTGCTGGATTAAAGACTTTTATGATTCCTTGGATTTCTCCTGATAATCGTGAAGAAACTTTAGAGAAACTTTCTAAAACAAAAGCAAAAGCCGCATTTGGTCACCTTGAACTTCAAGGGTTCAGTGTTTATCCTGGAAATGTTCAACAACATGGAATGGAGTCAAATGTTTTTGATAATTTTCAAATCGTATGTTCGGGACATTATCATACTCGTTCAAATGATGGTAAGATTTTTTATCTTGGAAATCCATATCAACTTTATTGGAACGATGTAGATGATAAAAGAGGATTTAATTTTTTTGATACTGAAACTTTTGAATTAGAGTTTGTTAACAACCCCTATACCATGTTTCAAAGAGTTTATTATGAGGATCAAAATCCAAAACTCTTTAATACGGAACCATATAAAGATAAGATCGTAAAGATCATCGTTCGCAAAAAATCTGATCAACTTCTTTTTGAAAAGTTTGTAGATAAGATCTATAAGACTGGAGTTGTAGATATTAAAATCGTTGAAAACTTTGAAGTTAATGACGATGATGTGGACTTCGATCAAGAAAAAATTGAGGATACCATTACTATTTTAAATAAATATGTTGAAGACTCTGATTTTGACTTAGATAAAGAGAAAGTCAAAAAACTTTTGCGAGAAGTCTATCAAGAAGCTTGCGAAATAGAATAATATGTACATGATCACGCCATACGGAGATGAAGACGGCGCATATGCTGTATCGGACGATTATGGCGATAAGACATTGTATTTTTTTCAGGATGAAGATGATGCAGAGAGATTTGCTGGTTTATTAGAAGCTGATGATTATCCAGAAATGGAAGTAGTTGAAGTAGATCCGGAACTTGCAATAAAGACGTGTCATCAGTATAATTATAGATATGCTATCATCACCCCGGATGATCTGGTCATTCCCCCCAGAAATAAATAAAAAACAATTTATTAATTAATTAAAATAATCATCATGTTATCAGTTCATCAACATTGGGATCCTTTGCAAGTATGTGTGGTAGGACGTAGTTATCCTCCTGAATTTTATAGTTTTATTCAAAATCCTAAAGCTCGTTCTGTTATGGAACGAATTGCAATAGAAACTGAAGAAGATTATCAAAAAATAATAAATCTTTTAAAATCTTTTAATGTAGAAGTTTTACGAACTGATATTTCCGATAATATTGATGATCATTATTGGGCTGGATCATATTCTCCACCACCAATGTGTCCTAGAGACCACACTGCTATGATTGGTGAAACTTTTTTCATGCCTGGTTCTGATTATGGGATGGATGTCCTTTGGGGAGCTCTCACCAATTATTATATTACTGATAATTCTCCAGATACGCATTTTTTTTCAAGCATAACCGACATAAAAGATCTTAAAAATCTTACTGTAAAACAAAAAGAAGAATTCTGTAAAATTTTTCAAAAAAAATTAATGCAGATGCCCGAACATATGCGTCTATCTGTATTGGAAACTTTTAAGGGCATACTGGCTTCTGTTAATCACAATCCATTTGCTACTTTTCCTAACAATAAAAAATTTAATACTTTTTCCACAATGGAAAAATATATTAAAGATCAGGGAAATAGAATTGTTTATGACAAATTTGTTAATTCTGCTTGTATGACTGTCTTGGGGAAAGATTTATATTATGGATCTACTGTTCCAGATAATAAATTTTCATATGAGAATTTAAAAAAAATATATTCGGAATTGAAAACTGAATATTTTCCAGATTATAGAATGCACTTAGTAAAAGCAGATACTCACGGTGATGCCACATACACTCCAGTCAAACCTGGATTAATAATTTCTTTATTTGATGTTCAAAATTATGCTAAAAGTTTTCCGGATTGGGAAGTTGTCTATTTACCAAGACAAGGTGAGTTCGATTTAAAAGTTCAAAGTTTTCTTGAACTCAAACATAAAAATAGAGGAAAATGGTGGGTTCCTGGAGAAGAACTTAATGATGATTTTACTGATTTCGTTGAAACTTGGTTAAAAGATTGGGTTATTTACGTTGAAGAGACAGTATTTGATGTTAACATGTTAATAATAGATCCAACTAATGTTATTGTTACTGGATATAATAAAACTGTATTTGATACTTTTGAAAGACATGGAATAACCCCACATATTATCAATTTCCGTCACAGGTATTTTTGGGATGGAGGTATACATTGTATTACATCAGATCTTAGTAGATCTGGTACACGACAGGATTACTTTCCGGA